TAATTACTTACTGAGTCGTATTGTTCCTGCTTGTTTGTCATCTGAGCGGCGATCTCCTCAGAGTCGAGGAATACCTGCAGATTGACCTCGCCGGTCGCTAAGCTGCCATTATTCCACGCCGAGCCGGAGTTTACGGGAACGTCGTAGCGGTCGGATGCGCTGTAACCTTGAGCAGTGACCGCACCTGCGCCATGTATCGCCGTTGCCGCGGGTCTGAACACATAAGCCGCTAACTCTTCTTTTCCTTTGAAATATGCCGTATCAGATACCACGCCGGGGTTTAATGCCTGAGATATGCTCGCCCCGACACTCTCCCAAAAGTCTGTCCAGTCTTTACCAAAAATATCTTTGACTCTATCGCGGAGTTCGGTCCAGCCTTTTATTATCTTGCTGTCTTCACCGCTCGTGATGTTATATATACCGCTGCCGACGCTCTCCCAGAAACTCGTCCAGTCTTCTCCGAATAATCCCTCTATTTTCTGATTTAGATCATACCAGCCTTTATAAACCTTGCTGTCGTCGCCGCTAAAAATATTATATATGTCGCTGCCGACATCTTCCCATGCTTTCACCCACTCAGGGCCAAAAATCTGCTGTATGCCGTCCGTTAAATCTTTTAACGCGTCGTATTTTTCGTCGTCGTTTCCGAATATCGCCTTCCATACATTTCCGATCGTTCCGCCCACGCCCTGAATTATCGACGCTAAATCAAACGACGGAGCAGACAAACCATTTAACGCGCTCTGGAGTCCGTCGACCTCTGCCTGTGCGTCTCTGAGGCTTGCTGCGACACCGTCAAGGTTTGATTTATCGCTGTCGCTGAATAACGACGCCGCGAGCGAGCCCTGTGAGCCGCCGGATAACTTCGTTATCGTGTCAAATCCCGCGAGACGTGTTGCGGCTTTCTGCACTTCTCCGAGCTCGTTCTCGTATTCCTTCGCCGCGTCGGTCGCGCTGTCTGTTGATGCTGTCGCTGCGTTCATAGCGGTGCTTACAATATCGCCGACCGTTTCCTGCTCTTCCTGTGTGCGGCCTACTACGAACGAGAGCAGCGTGCCGAGTAATAACAGGCCCGCCGCCGTGCCGCCCATTGCGAGCTTTAATTTACTGATAATCGATGCGGCGACCGCGCCGTAAACAATAAATTTTAAAAACGGGCTGTCGAGCTGCGTGAGTGCCGAGCCTATTGTCGCGATACCGCTTGAAACGGCAAGTATCGGACCTTTTAAGTCGGTGAGCACCTGCGACAAAATCGGAATTACCGACAATATGAGCGGCTGAAATGTCGCGCCGATCTGTTCTTTTAAATCTCCGAAGTCGTTCTGGAGCTGTTTTAATTTACCCGTCGGCGTATTAGCGAGCAGCTCGTTCATGTTCCCGACCTTGCTGTTTATCGCGTCTGCGAGGACGGCCGCTTTCTCGCTTTCCGTGCCGTATTTCAGGATATTCTCCTGCGCCGATGTAAAAACTACACCCATGCGCTTTAGACTCGTGTACTGACCGTTCAGAGCACGTCCGAGCATGTCAGCGGCGCTCGTAGCGTCTCCGACCGATGCTTCATATCCTGCGTTCTGTGCTATGAGATTATTCATAGCGGGGAGAAGCGTCTGGAGCGTGCTCGCCTGTCTCGCGTAGGTCGTCAACTGCTGGGCTCCGGCGAGCTGTATCTCGTCGCCGATAACGCCGATTTTCTGCTGAGCCGCGGCGAGTTCCTTTATACTCTTGATCTCGTCCTCGGTCGCGTTCATGCGCTGCTTCATGTGCGCGGTCAGTTTGAGCTCGTTCTGCATCTGTACGACGTATGCGTCGTTTGAGTCCTTGACAAATTTCGCAATTCCGAGCGTAGCAACAACGCCCTTGAGCGTTTTAAAACCCGCCGCGAGGTCGGTGACCTGCTTGTTCGGGATGTTCTTTACCTGCTTTGAGAGCTCCGCTATCTGCTTTGAGGCTTCCTCTGCGTCGCTTCCCGCGTTTCCCATAGATGTGGAAAAACTGCGGAGCTGTGACAACGCGTCCGTGAGAGCGTTCTGCAACTGTGCCATATTATCAGCCGTGCCGGACGTGGACGTCTGAAGCTCGCCTATTCGCGAGCCGAAGTTATCCGTCGCGGTCGTGATGCTGTTCAACGCGTCCGCCGATGCCGCCGATGCGGTCGAGAGATTTGTCACCGATGCGGCGGCACTGTCAAATGCGCCGTATGAGTTCTGCACGCTGTCGCGGAGATAATCAAACTTGAAATTCAGCCCCGTGAGCGTGTTCGATACCGCGTCAACGTTCGACTGAAAACCGGTGAGCCCGGAGGACGATGCCTCGATATTACCCGAGACGTTCGCCATATTCGCCGCGGCCGCGGACATCTCCTCGACGAGACGCGAGACGTCGTTCCCCGCTGTATCGGCTGAGTCGCCGAGTTTAGTTAGTTCGTTTCCGACGTTTCCGAGGCTCTGAGCGGCGCCCTCAACGTCGGCGGTTATTTTTATGTTTAAGCTGTCGACTTCCATGTTTTCACCGTTTTATCTGCGATATAAAAATATCAACGTTTGTTCTGCGAATTAAACGCCTGCTCCCACCGACGCATAGCGCGTTCAGATTCTTCCCAGTTCTCCGCGAGGACCTGCCCGTCTTCCGTATATCCGAACAGCTCCGGGAACGCCTCTTTCAACGATCGCGGTATGTGCGAGCACCGGCTGAATAATCCCGCATAATACGCCGTAGTAACTGCGTATATCTGGTTATTTTTAATATCTTCCTGCGTTTTCTTTGCTGTAAAATCTAAAAACGCCCTGATCTCGCCGGGAGTCATGCTCCAAAACTCGGAATATGAGAGCCCCGCGTTGAGACATATCGGGAGCTCGTTTTCTGTTAGCTCTGTGAAGCTCCGATATTGGGAATTTCCTCGATTTTCTGATTCATCAACGCGATTTCCTTCTGGTGTACTACCTCGGCCAGACGTTCCTGCGCCTCCTGCGCTTCCTTCTGTCTCTCCACCGCCCGGCCGTCGATAAAACCCGCGGCCGCGAGAACGCTATATATCAACATGAGATAATCGCGCATATTTTCGCCGTTATCGACCATGTCGTTATAGATCGCGAGCGCGGTCGATTTCCTCTTGCGGTAGTCGTCCTCGGGTATAGCAGCCGCGAGGAACTCAGCAGCGACGGAGAGTTTTTCAAGTTCTTTTAATTTATCGGAAATAGACGCGTCGAAGCGCTCCTCGAGCTCGACGGCGCGTTCGGCTGTTAATTTCAGTTTTATGTCGTCCCCGTTGGGGGCTTTATATATAACAAAATTTGCCATTTTTTATGGTCCTTTCAGAAAATCAAGGGCGAGAGAATTTCCCCCGCCCTATGTTTCCGGCATCATGACGACGCCGGTGTCCTTGTGATGCTCGCGACGGATATCGCGATTCTGAATTTCTCGCCTTCGTTGATGCCTGAGGAGAGCTGGAAGGTCTGATGCGAGCCGGTGATCGTGTAAACGAGGCCGGACGGATATGTCACGGTGTAGGTCGCTGTGCTGCCTGCAGCGGGCTCTGCGGTTACCGCGGCGTTGAAATTGGTCTTTTCGTTCCAGAAATCAAAATTCATTTTCTGAACGTCCTGAAGACCGGAGATATAGTGCTTGTTTGTTGTATCGTCAAATGACGTTACATCGACCTGCTCGGGGTCGGAGCCCATGTCGGGCGTGGAATAGCAGCGAGTGATCGCTGTTGCTCCGATCGAAAAACTAATACCTTTGGTATGGTAAACTTCGGACGGCATAGTTTTTTATCCTCCTATATTAAAATATTTTCGTGGGTGTAATCGAGCGTGCAGGAATAGATCGCCATGTAGCGTTCAAGATCGCCCTCTCGGGTCTGCTGACCGTTCACGCGGGTGAATCCTGCGGGTATCAATATAGCGTCCACGGACATCGCGAGGTCCTTTGTGACCTTCTTGCTGAGCGTGAACGAATCGACCTGAATGTGTATTCGCGTTAAAACCTCGGCGCCGCCGTTCGTGGTGCCGGTGTTTGACGGTTCTGATAAAACTATCAGCGGGAACGTCGCGAGCGTGTCCTGCCACGCGAGCTCGATCTGTGCGCCTGTCGGAGCGAGGAGCTCCGCAACGTGCGGTATTATATCAACCATTTATCATACCTCCCGCGGCGCGGATGATGTCTCGCGTTAAATTCAGTTTAACAATGTTCTTTTTTGCCTCAAACGCCGGGCGGAACGTAGGACGCGCCGGCTGCGGATATGCTGTGCGATATTCTCCGAGTATAGGGTTATAATACACCCAGCGCGGGCGGCTCGTGTGTGCGACTGTAGGGTCGCCTGCTGAGCCGGTGCCGAACTCAATCATCGGAGCGTATTCGACGTTCGTCCCGATCGCATAACTGCAACGCCCGAGCTTCTCGACGTGAATACTCCGGAGAAAACGCCCCGTATCGGTCGCCGTGTAGACATTACCGTTATATGGGACGCTGACGTTCTGGATGTTCTTCTCGATCTCGCGCTTGATCGCGTATGCGGATTTCTCGAGCGACGCGTCGATTATCTCGTCGGTGCCGCGCCCGAGTTTCTCCATTTTCTGAATGAGGCGCTGAAGGCCTTCAATCTCAACGGTTGCCACTGTATATCCCCGCCCTTTCAAGCATTGCGGTTTTATGCGTCCCGAACCACAAAACGGAACTGACCGTGTAGTCGCCGTCTGCCAGCGTTACGCGGTCATTTTTCCGTATGTCTTCCGTGGTTTCGCATATCAGCGTGAACATCGTCGCGGCCTTGTCTCCGTATAACTCGACGGAGAAATGGTCGCTTGCCGGTGAGAGCTGCCCGCGGACGTTTCCGACGCTCGAGAACGCGAGCTCGGTGCCAACGTATTCGGACGCCGCCGCCTCGCCGCGCTGGAGCGGGTATTCTTTGACGTCAATCGACATTAGCCGCATGAACAGTTCCCACCTTTCGCGGATAGTTTATCAGGCGGAGTTTATCGTCTTCCGGCAAAACATCGAACGCGCGGGAGATGCCGCCTTCACTGCGTGAGCTTTCCCCTTCAGCGCCCGCCATGTTGTAAGCAATGACAGAAATTTTTACAACGAGCGAGTCAAGCTGAGTCAGGACTTTATTTCTTCCCGTTATGTCCTTGATTTTATCTTCCGCCTCGTCGAGCAGAGCGTTTACGAACGACTCTCTGCCTGTGGGGATTGTCTCACCGAGACGGGCAACAAACTTATCATATAAACGATGATTTGCCATTGTACGAATACTCCTTAAATTGTCTCTTATGCGCCAACTACAACGGTTTCCTGCGCGGTTACTGCAACGGCCTTGCCTGCGCTGTCCTTGACTGCGACTCTGATCTTGTGAGTAGCTGTCGCGGAGATAACACCGTCAGCGGGGAGCGCTGTCCATGCAGATACGTCGCCGCCGAGTGTCGGGTCTGCAACACTGGAAGCGTGGGTTTTATATACGAGTGTGCCGCCGGATGTGTTGCCGGTGATTGTGATCCTGCCCTTGCCGGATGTTTCCTCGGCTGCCATGCTGAATCCGAGTGTGCCGTATGCGCCGTAGTTTACAGCGATACCGACCGCCTTGTTATTGAGAACAAATGCGTCGTGGTAAATAAGACCTTCAACGAGGTGTCCTGCGATTCCGGGCGGGTCTGCATGTATCTTGTAGTCCTGAATTTTCACGGGAGCGGGTGCACACATCGGGTGTGTGATAATGAACGATACGCCCGCGGGCATACGAGACGAGGGAACTGCGATAATTGCGACGCCGTCGCATTCTCCGACCTGACCCTTGAACAGGATTCTGTCCTGCGCGAGCTCTGTTGCCTTTGTGAAATTAGTGTCCTGCTTGAGCAGTTCGATAAACGAGGTCTTGCAGAACGCAACACGACCTTCGAGCGGAAACTCGTTATCGGTAATCGTGGTATTAGCCGCGAGGAATGTTGTGTATGCGTTCGATGCGCTGTTTTCGGTATATGCCTTTGTGCCGGCCTTGTTTGCGAATACCGCGAGGCGGTATCTGTCGATTTCGGGGATGATCTTCTGGTCAATCTGTCTCTGGAGCGACTTGCCCGCGTCTCTTACGCCCTCGGGAGAGTCAACTGCATTTGTCTTGTCGATCGTGTAGGTGAACGACTTCGCC